GATTGGTACAACAGGACTAGAGGGTCGGATAGATTATAACAACCAGCTTATTATAGCTAATCAGGCGGCTATTAGTGCTGGCGCTGGCTATATAACTGATAATGCGGCCAATATAGCTACTAATAAGACGGACATAGCTGCCAATACTGCTGAATTAGCAGGGTTAGATTTAACCGCTTTAGAGGCTCAAGTAGCCACTAATAAGATAGGTGTTAAGACTAATAAGGATGCTATAACCAAACTGAATACTGGCCCACATATGCATGCGGCTGGAATGTTCGAAGGCACGACTGGTTTACGCATATCCGCAGGCACTGTGTATTTTACAGTTAGTAGAACCTCTGGAGTGCCTATAGGCGGCTATGATGTATTACTGAAGACGCCGGCTGTAGGAGAGTATGTTGTTAATGTAACAGCAGGAGCTATTAGTGGTGCAGTTACAATAAATTCATCTTTATTCAGGATAGCCACTGTAGATTTTGTTGGTAATCCTTATGATCCTACAGAAATACACTTTATGGTTGTAGATGTATGATACTTAATATTCCCGACATAGCGATAGGCGGCTTGAACACCGATGTGTCTCCATGGGACTTACCACCTGAAATAATATCTGATGGAATGAACTTTCGTATTGGGGCCAATGCTATAGTCACTTATGGTGGTATAGCAGCACATGATACTTCTGTAGATAAATATAAACCTGGATTTGCTATTATGGCCAGGACACCTGCTGGTAATTTTATTGTTACAGCAGGAACTAAGATATACGCTTATGATGTTTCTTTTAACGCTATAAGTGATACCATAGCGCCTGCCGATGGTGATGAGTATCTATGGTCTGGATGTTTAAATGGTTCTGTAGTTATACTGAATAACTTTAATTTATCTCCTGTCTATTGGAATGGGTCAGAACCAAAAGTGCTAGATTTGCCTTGGGATATTGAGTCTGACGGCCATGGTGGAACTATAACAACCTCATGGAAACAAAAAGGATATTCAGCTAGGGTTATCCGATCACATAAGAATTACTTAATAGCTATGGATTTAACTGATACAACAGCACGTCCTGACGGCTTTAGATGGTCGCATCCTGCTGATGAGAATGGTATACCTTTTACATGGAATCCAGATAACACTGCTGGTTTAGCAGGTGTACATCATTGATGGTTTATCATTACGTGATTCATTTATCATATACTCTAGAAATGCTATTAATATATTAGATTTATCTGGAGATGAGTTTGTCTGGCGTAGAAGAGAGTTATCAGCAACAGTAGGTATTTTATCAAGGGATTGTGTAGTTGAATCAAAGGGCATACACTATATCCTGACTAGTGGTGATATCGTAACTTTTGATGGTAATAATATTGTCTCTATAGCACATGACAAAATTCAGACTATACTGCGATTAATGAATACTGACTATATTGATAGGGCGTTTGTATATTCTAATGAGAAGCGCAAAGAGATATGGTTCTGCATACCCTATGGCCAAGATAATACTGGTAAGCTATATGAAAATGCTAACTTAGCTATTATCTATCAATGGAAAAAAGGCACATGGTCTTTACGAGAGTTACCAATAGGTACCTCTTTTGTAGTAGCAGCTCCAGAAATTGTAGCACCAGGAGAACCTTGGGGCGATGCAGTTAGTGGTGATCAGCAAGCATGGGAAGATGATACAACCCGGTGGGATGATGATGTATCTGCAGTATCATTCTCAGAGAAACCTTATGCAATAAATCATGATTATTCTCGAATCGATATTTTAGAACCTACTATCATAGAAAACGACCTAAATACATTTATTGAGAGGACTGACTTAGCTATAGAAGGTCAGGTAAATGTAACTACGTTAACAAGGATATACCCGCATGCATATGGCTCTAAACCATTTCGCATACGTGTAGGTTCACAAGATAGAGCAGGTGGAGATGTACGGTGGAAAAATTGGAAAGTATTTGACCCGTCTAAAAATCGTAAGATTGACGTAAGAACAACAGGCTCTCTACATTGCTATAGAGTAGAGTCTATAGGCACTGGTAAGTTCAGATTTGCTGGACTGGATATTGAGTATGAAGTGGATGGTGTACGATGAATGTTGAACAACCTCCAATTAGTACGGACGAGGTATTATCTACTTATCTAGTTAGAATGTTTAATCTAATAGATAGTGTGTTAGGCAATATCGGTAAACTTCCAGTAAGAAAGATACTTGCACCTAAGCCCATAGTAGGTAAGCTATACTATTACGCACATAAGATAGATAATAGTAATATAACCTCGGAAGGGTTATATATTTATAAATCAACCGGATATAGGCTTGTAACATGAATATCATGGCTGTAGATCCTACTAAAATAGACGGGATATGGCCACGAGTGAAGGGCAACGTGCAGCGTGTCATCGATACCCAGGTTAAGCATAAAGCCATGTCTGACTACACTTTTAATATAGATCAGACCAAAGAGTTTATACGCAGCAAAGCAGGTTGTATGTTGATTATATCTGAAGATGAAGAGATTATAGCTTCTCTCATTGTAGAAGTATTGCGTACTGAAGTAGGTAAGTCATTAGTTATTAATACTTTGGGTGGTGATAGAATATACGAATGGAGAATGTTGTTACTAGATACTCTTAAGAATATAGCCTATAATATAGGTTGTAATGATATCCGAATATATATGGTACGAAGAGCTTGGCAGAGATGCATGAAACCATTCGGATTTGAGTTAATAGGTGATAGAGAGTATGCAGGGGTATCATATCCTTGTCTATCTTATGAGGTAAACTGATGCAAATTAATCAAGTTGCTTATGATGATATAGATGACCTATGGCCTTTTATAGAGCCAGGTATAGAAGACATAATAGCATCACATGAAAAAGATGAACTATATGATAGAACTTATATTCCTATGGAAACTTATGACCATTTAAAAGCAGGTCATTCTATGCTGTTAATATGCTTAGATGATTACGAAGTTATGCAAGGATTTTTTCTTATAAAAATACAACCTATTAAAGATAGAAAAGTGTTAATACCTCATACGATCTGCTTACATGGTGTATTAAGATTTATGGATTTAGGCTCTTCAGTACTAAAAGATATAGCAAAAAAATATGATTGTGATGATATACTTATAAAAACAATTAAGAAAGGTTGGTTTGATATGTTTAAGAAATATGGATACAAAAGAGAAGAGACTATATATGAATATGGTCTTAAGTTATACCCAATTGTTTTTAATATGAGGACTATGACATGAGTAAAGGTGGTGGCGGTGGCGGTGGTGATACCACTAGTTCTGGCGAAAATTTCATGACATCGTCAGGTTCTAATTGGAATTCAACGGGTTCTGATACTCGTAGCTTAAATGCATCTCAATCCCGAACTAATCAAGACGTATGGGATAAACAATCCCCTTATTTAGAGGCTGGTTATAAACATGCTGCCGATACAGGTGTAGCGTTATCACCCCAATATCAACAAGCAGGTAAAGATGCACAGAATTGGAATAAAGCGGTTGGTGGGGTCATGGCTCCTGTTATGGCCCAACAAGCTGCTGGTGGTGTATATGGTGAAGGTGGTGCTGGCCAAGGATTGATGCAAGCTAACCAGGGTATTATGGATAATGGTATGGGCCAATCCCAGTGGGGCGGCGCATCTAATTTTGGTAATGTTAATCCTTATGTAGATGCTCAAAAGCAAGCTATTGCTGCTGATGCAGGTGTAGCTGGTAACCAAATGATGAACTCCATGGATGCAAGAGCTGCGGCAGGAGGCATGTCTGGTGGCTCACGTCATGGTACTGCCATTGCACAAGGTATGGGTGATATTAATCGCAACATGCAAAATGCTCAGGCTAATGTTGGATTCCAAGCTAATGAAGCTGCACAAGGTAGACGTATGCAGTCTGAAGAAGCTGAGCGAGCTAGACGCTACGGTGCAGGTGAGTCTCAGTTAGGTCGCCAAATGACTGGTGCCCAGAACATGCAGAACATGTATAATACTCAAGAAGCTACAACTAATAATATGGTAGCTAATACTGGTAATATAATGAACCTTGGTATGAAAAGCTTTGATCCATTAAATGCTCAATGGGGTAATCTACAGAATTATAACGCCGCAATTGGCGGACCTAATAATCTAACTCAAAGTTCTACTGACTCACTTAATATGAGTGGAACACAACAACGTGGATCAGGTGGCGGAGTTAACCAGTCAGCAGGATATGGCTATACTAACGCCGATGGAACTACTAATCCTTCATGGAATCTCAGTGTTGGTGGGGGGAACGAATAATGCCACAAGCAGCAGCAGTACCCCTCATAGCAGGAGCCGCAGGAGCAGGAACCGTAGCCGCAGGAACCGCAGCCGCAGCGGGAGCTGCAGCCGCCGCAGGAACCGCAGCAGCAGGTACAGCCGCTACAGCAGGTACAGCCGCCGCATTAGGTGGTGCTGGAGCAGGAGCCGCAGGAGCCGCAGGAGCCGCAGGTGGAGG